CATACTTAGAGGTGCTGGCCTTAGAGCATTCCCCGCCCCGTCTAATTCCGTGGATTTGCGCCTTGAGTCGGTATCTTCGCAGCTTAACAAAATGACAGAAGGCAAACCCGCTTTTCTAGTAGATCGCCGTTGTTCTCAGCTTATCAAGGGCTTTGAGGGTGGGTATCAGTATCGCCGCATGGAAGTATCTGGCGAAAGATACGCAGATAAGCCTGACAAGAATATGTTTAGTCACATTCACGATGCGCTGCAGTATATGCTTTTGGGCGCTGGCGAAGGTCGGGCCTTGATGAATAATCAAAAAGCGGCTAGGCCATCTGTTGCCAAGAGGGACTTTGATGTATTTGCCAGGCGTAGTAGCCCCAAGCGTAGACAGGGACTATGGGCGCGTATGTAATTGTGCGTTGCTGATTGTTCTGTGTTGTGCTTATCGCTAACCAACAAAGGAGATTGCTATGTGCAAATTCGTAAGTAAAGCTATGAAAAAGCTAGAGCGTATTCAAAATAAACTAACGCCCCTTAATACAAATGTTTTTGGGGGCAAACTGGGAAAAGCTATTTCGCGTGTAGATGAAGGGCCAAGTGACATTGAGTCTTTGGCTACTCAAGCTAACGAAGAGTTGGCAGAAGAAAAGCGCAAGGCCACAGAAAATCAAATTCAAGCAACTACAGCTAAACGATTTAGAAGTGGAGCGCGTGGTCGTCGTTCTTTGTTTCGCTCTACATCTGGCGGTGGCGCTGGGTTTTATAACAGGTTTAACTTATGATAGATGATCCTATAGCTAAGGGCTACTATAAACATTACGCTAAGGCAAAAGCCAAGCGTGAAAACTTTATACCTTTGTTTGAAGAATGCTATGAGTATTCCCTTCCTCAGCGTGAGTCATTTTATTATGAAAGCGTAGGGCAAAGACGCGACGATAAAATCTTTGACGAGACTGCCGTTGTTGGTGTGCAAGAGTTTGCATCCCGATTGCAGTCGGGCATTGTTCCTAACTTTGCGCGGTGGGCTGATTTAACTGCTGGCTCCGAAGTTCCTAAAGAACAGCGTGATGCTGTTAATAATGACCTTGATGAAGTCACCGACTATGTATTTGAGGTGCTGCAAAACTCTAACTTTAGCCAAGAGGTACATGAATCCTTTATGGATTTAGCTGTAGGCACTGGCGTTTTAGTTGCAGAAGAAGGCGATGCAATTAATCCAATACGCTTCTCTGCTATTCCTTTGCCTCATGTTGTTTTAGATACTGGCCCCGATGATCGGATAGATCACATCTACCGTGAGCGTAAGGGCATTAGATATAATCAGTTGCAGGTTTTATATCCTGACGCTGAAATGAATGAACAGATACAAAACCGCATGGGTAATGGCGGTAAAGATACAACGACTGTACTTGAGTTGGTTTGCCGTGATTACTCACAGAAAAACCAAGAAGTGTATATGAGTTACGCTTACTGCATGACTACCGAAAGCGTGATTTACAAACGTGAACTTAAGGGCAATGGCGCTAATCCGTTTATTTGTTTTCGTTGGTCTAAGTGCGCTGGCGAAGTCTATGGTCGCGGCCCTCTTATCAATGCGCTGTCTGCTATTAAGACAACCAACCTAACCATTGAGTTGATCCTAGAAAATGCACAGATGGCTATATCTGGTGTGTATCAAATGGATGATGATGGCGTCATAAATCCTGATACTATATCCTTAGTGCCGGGGTCTATTATACCAAAGGCTATCGGTTCCAATGGGTTACAGCCCGTTGCTGCAGCGGGAGACTTTAGTGTATCTCAGCTTATACTTTCTGATATGCGCTTAAACATCAAACGTGCGTTGTATAATGACATGCTTGGCAATCCAGACAAAACTCCTGCATCTGCTACTGAGGTTGCGGAACGTATGGCTGATTTATCTAGGCGTATGGGTTCTGCGTTTGGCAGACTGCAAGCAGAGCTAGTGCAGCCAGTATTGCAGCGCGTTATTTACATTCTCAAAAAGCAGGGCCGCATTGAGATACCAAATGTTAATGGTCGTGAGATTAAAGTTAGGTCTATATCTCCACTGGCGCAAGCACAGGCTAATGCAGATATATCATCTGTTGGTCGGTTTCTTGAGATGGTTCTTGGCACCTTTGGGCCAGAGGTTCTCAATCTACTAATCAATTCAGAAGAAACAGCAGCGCATCTTGCTAAGAAGTTTGGTGTGCCTGACGGGTTGATTCGTGATCCAGAAGAACGTAAGCAGATAGTTGCAATGGCGCAGCAAATGCAAATGCAACAACAAATGCAGGAGCAGGTTCCCGAAGGAGCGCCACAGGAACAACTGCAATAGGAGATAAAGTTGCCAAAAACAAACATCGGCATTGATGGAATACAACGCGCAGCTAATCAAGATAAAATCATAAGCACTACGGTTGCCCACTTGTTTGAAACAGAAATGGGTAAGGCTGTCATGGAATACCTTAAATCTATAACGGTAAACCGTGTGCATGGGCCAAACATAACTACAGAAGAATTGCGCCATCACGAAGGGCAGCGATATATAGTTGGTCTACTTGAAGCAAGAATACAGCATGGTCATAAGGTAAAGCAAAATGTCTGAGTCATTATTAAATGAATCGCCTCAACCCGCAGAAGCAACTGCAGAAGTTACGCAAACGCAGACCGATAGACCGGATTGGTTGCCTGAGAAATTTAACTCGCCAGAGGATTTGGGCAAGGCGTACAATGAATTATCTTCTAAGCTGGGCGCAAAGGAAGAAGACCTAAAGGCTTCATGGCAAGAGGAAATGCAGAGAGAGGCTTACGCTGATCGCCCTGCTACTAAGGGTGATTACCTTCTGCCAGAAAGTATTGATCCCGAAACTGCGGTAGATAGTCCGTTGCTTGATTGGTGGTCTGATCATTCTTTTGAAAGTGGGCTTGGTCAAGAAGAGTTTCAAAAGGGCATTGAGTTATTTGCCGAAGCAATGAATGCAGGGCAACCTGACATAGAGGCAGAAACTAAACTGTTAGGTGATTCTGCAACTGATCGCATTGAGGCAGCTAGTTTGTTTGCCAATCAGTTCTTTCCAGAAGAAAGCCTAGATGCAATAGAACGTATGTGTGAAACGGCTGGCGGTATTGTTGCCTTAGAACACATTATGGAAAAGATGAAAGGGCCATCATTTGCAGGTGACTCAGCTATGTCTAGCCAGATTACCGAGGATTCTTTACGCAGTATGCAGAATGACGAGCGCTATTGGAATCCGCAAAAGCGTGACAATGCTTACGTTAGTCAAGTAGATCAGGCGTATCGCAAACTATATGGCTGATCCTATTCTGCAGCGTAGGGGCTTTCAATTAGTCCCTATGCAAAAGTCTCATGTTATGAAGTTCTACCATGACATAGCTCCGTATAGTGCGGCAGAGTATGAGGACGTTGATCTATTCTATGCCTTAGATAAAATGCAAGAAGAACAGGATTGCATGGTGTTAGAAAATAAAGACGGTATATCCGTACAGCTTATTGGTCTGCAAGCTACTGGCAATCAACAAGTCTGCATGTGGTCTTTGTTTACTAAGCAAATGGATACAGATTGGCGCAGCGTTATTAGAGTATCCCCTGACATTCTTAGATACGTTCATCAGACTTACTATGAGATAAATTTAAATATATCAGCAGAAAGTGAAGGCTCTCTTAACTGGGCAGCATGGCTTGGATTTACACCCACTGGGTATATAGATGATGAAGATGGTACAACCTTAGTGCATTTTGTGCGTTGCAATCCTGACAGAAAGAATGTTTACGCTCTAGCGTCACGGCCCGTAATGCACTGAGTAGCCCGTTAGGATACCTACGTTGAGGATGCAGAAGGATACCCAGAGAACAAATGCAACCTTAATAAAGGACTCTTGAAATGGCTAATACAATTGATACAGCCTTCATCAAGCAGTTTGAATCCGATGTGCACCTAGCATATCAACGCATGGGTTCTAAGCTGCGGAACACTGTTCGTACTGCAAACGCTACTGCGTCTGTTGTTCGTTTTCAAAAGATTGGTGCTGGCGTTGCCACTACTAAATCACGCAACGGTAATGTCACTCCTATGGAACTGGCGCACACAACTGTTGAAGCAACCATGAGCGACTTCTACGCTCCTGAGTACATTGACAAGCTGGACGAGTTGAAGACTAACATCAACGAGCGTCAAGCTGTTGCTCAATCTGCTGCTGCGGCTCTTGGTCGTAAGACTGACGAGCTTATCTATACAGCTATGGATGCTGGCGCTAGTGGTACTCAAATCCATGATACAGGTTCAGCTATTGAAATTGCTGACATTCTATCATTGTTTGAAACCATGGGTGTTGCTGATGTGCCAGAAGACGGGCAGCGTTATCTAGCGATGCACCCTAAAGGGTACGCTGATCTCTTTGCAATTAATCAGTTTGCATCATCCGACTTTGTTGGAGAGCAAAATCTGCCGTTTGCTGGTGGTATGACCATGAAGGAATTTATGGGCTTTAAAGTATTCTCTACTTCTGCTGTTACAGCAGGTAAGAATATGGCTTATCATACATCGGCAGTTGGTCTTGGTATTAACGCAGAAGTTTCTACTGAGGTTAATTATGTTGCTGAGAAAGCATCCCACCTTGCAAACTCCATGATGTCTATGGGCGCAGTCGCTATTGACGCCAACGGCATTTATGAAGTTCTTGATAACAACTCTTAAGAAAGGACTTCATCATGGCTTATGACGCAGCAGGACTACATCGCATCGGGGGCGCTAGTGGCGCTGCCCTTTGGATGTATCGCACCGCAGACGCGATTGCGACAGTCAACACAGCAGGTTACTTTAATACTGCAGCAGCAATGCTAAATGTTCGTGATCTAATTATTGTGCAGGATACAAATGTACCGACTACTAATTTTGTAACTGTACTTTCTAACACTGGTTCAGTGGTGGATGTGTCTGATGGCACAGCCGTTGCTGAAACAGACGGCGATTAAGGAGAGGGGGCTTCGGCCCCCTAACCACTCAGTATGGCAAGCACAGCATCCGATAGCCCGATTGACATTTGTAGCCGCGCACTAATTCTTATTGGTGCCGAGCCTATTACGTCATTTGATGATGGAAACAATGAAGCACTGGTTGCTTCTAATATGTATGAGGATGTAGCCCAATCAGCTTTAGTTAATACACGGTGGCGCTTTGCAACGGATCAACTTGTATTAAACCGACTTAGCGATGCACCTACTGGCAGATATGAAGCAGCATATCAAATGCCAAACAACTCACTTATGATCCACGCCTTAACAGTAAATGGATTTAACATTGAGTTTCAAACCTACAGTGACAATCTATTTTGTGATGCCGATGCTTCTGATGAAGTAGTGGCTGATTATACATACAGAGTTACCGAAGAGTATTGGCCTTCTTACTTTACAATGGCTGTTCAGTTTCAGTTGGCATCTGTATTTGCAGTATCATTAGCGCGGGATGGTAGTCTTTCTCAGCTTATGGATCAAAAAGGCGCAATGCTTATGGCTAAAGCCAGAGGTCTTGATTCACAATCGCAAACAACACGTAGGCTGGACACATCAAGATTTATCAGTAATAGGCGCAGCTAATGCAGAAGGTACAGGTTCCGATAACTAACTTCCAATTCGGTGAGGTTAGTCCTTCGTTGTCATCCCGAACTGATACTGCTGTTTATACAGCGTCTGCTCAGAGAGTAGAGAATATGTTTATTCGCTCCGAGGGTGGGGTTATTAAACGCGCTGGCTTGCAAAATTTATACAAGTACACTGATATAACATACAACTCCGCTAAGACGCAGCAAGCTAGGTTAATGCCGTTTATCTTTTCGGATGACGAGCAATACATAGTTTCTATGGAGAATGCTAAAGTACGGGTCTTTATTATCAACCCGTCTACTGGTGCAGTATCATTAACAGCTACACTTACTGCTGATGTTGATAGCGCAGCGTTGCCTTTCTCTGACACTTACTTGCATGAATACACCTTTGCTCAATTGGGTGATGTACTGTTTGTGTGTCACCCTTTGTTTATGCCAAGGCAGATTGTAAGAACGAGCCTTACTGCATTTCAAGTAGAAACATTTACGTTTGATACTCGGTCTGACAAAGAGCAGATTTATCAGCCTTACTATAACTTTCACAATGCGGGTGTATCTTTAACGCCTAGCGGAACAAGTAGTAGTGTTACTTTAACCATTGGTGAGTTTAGCGCAGAGGCAGATGATGATGGTATTTCTGTATCAGCGCAGGTAGCCAACAATGCTAACTTGGTTCTTGGGGGCGCGCTGGCATCTGGTGGCTCGGTTACGTTTGTGTACGGTAGGCTGGTTACTATTACATCTGGTGGTAATGACAGTAGTAAATCATTTACTGTAACTGGCACAAACGTAGATGGCGATGCTCAGACTGAAAGCATTACTGGTGCAAATGCTGGCGTTGCTACTGGCACTAAGTTCTTTAAGACTATTACACAGATTGCTGCTGTTGGTGATCCTGCTGATACAGTAAAGGCTGGTGTTACTGACAAAGCTGCTGTGCCTTACTTTGATACTACTGGCAGTCAAGCTGGTGGCAACTATGCTGATTCAAAGCATGTTGGGGTAACTTTACTTTATCATAAGTCGGAAATACTTATTACTTCTGTGCAGTCTGGGACTCAGGCTACTGGAACTGTGTTAGATAGTTTGTTTGTGCAACTTAAAGCTAACGCACTTAGAACTATTGATGGTTCATCTACAGTAGAAGTAACGCATGTTAATCATGGTATGAGGGTTGGGGATTCTGTCACACTATCCGAATGTGCTTCTGTGGGTAATATTTCTACTAGCAATCTTAACGGTGCTAGAGTTATTACAGGTATAACCGATGATAATAGCTATACGTTTACGGCGGGTGGTTCTGCTAACGCTTCTGTAGATGGTGGTGGTTCTCCCAAGGTAACGTCTGCTGCACCTACTACAGATTGGGCAGAGCAATCATATTCTAGTCTTAGAGGTTTTCCATCTGCCATTACCTTTCATCAGAATAGACTTTGCTTTGCTGGTACAATAGCGCAACCAGATACTATCTGGATGAGTAAGTCTGCATCCTATTATAACTTTGATGTTGGTGATGCTAACGACAGTGACTCAATACACCTGACTGCAAGCATTGGTGAGGTTCAGCAAATCAGACACTTAGTTTCTAACAGGGACTTACAGGTGTTTACTGCCTCTTCTGAAATGTATGTACCTGCATTCCAAGACAAACCTATTACACCAACTAACGCACAGGTTAGAAGACAGACACCGTTTGGCAGTGACTCCATACGTCCACAAGTTTTAGATGGCGCTACTATCTTTGTGCAAGCTGGTGGTTCTATTGTGCGTGAGTATTTGTTTACAGATTCAGAAGAAGCCTACACTGCTGTTCCTGTGTCTTCTTTGTCTTCTCATTTGATAGACAATCCTGTGGAAATGAATACTTTTTACGGTGCCGTAGATCGTTCTGAAAGTTATGTCTTTATTAGAAACGCATCTGGCAAGATGGCTGTGTTTAATTCCAATAGAGCAGAGCAACGTGCTGGCTGGGCTGAGTTTACTAGCCAAGGATTGTTTCACTCTACAGTTACTATAGATGATCGTGTGTTTGCTAACGTGGCCTTCCCGATGGGGAACGATACAACGAGGTATGTACTCTGTGAACTTAAAGCAGATTCTAACATGGATATGTCCAAGACCTATACCGCGACAAGTACGAACAATGGAATCTTCACTGTTTCATCAGACTTTGAAAACGGTGCTGTTGTTAATGTTGTTAGCGGTAATAACTATATTGGTGAGTTTACTGTTTCTGGCGGCAATATTGATGTCAGTGCTGTAGAAGGATTAAACACTGCAGAGATTGGTTATAAGTTTGACGTTACTCTTAAGACCAATCCTATAGATACCAATACTCAAGCTGGCCCTGTAAGTGGTAAGATTAGAAGTCTTGCCAGTGTAATTGTTGATCTTAACTCTACGTTATCAATTAGTGTTAATGGCACTAACTTAGTTATTCGTCAGGTTACAGATGATTTATCTCAGGAACAGACTGCAGTTACAGGACGTAAAGAATTTAGATTGATGGGTTATGGCCGGACACCACAAGTAACTATTAGTCAATCAGCGCCGTTACCTTTACAGGTTAATGGCCTAATAGCGGAGTTAGTATTCTAATGGACCCAGTAACAATGGCTATTTTTGCTGGTACAGCAGTAAGCGCGTATGGTTCTGTTAGGGCTGGCAAAGCTGCAAAGCAAGAAGCTCAGTTTAATGCAGCGCAGATGGAACGAGACATGGAGCTAGGTCGCATTGAGGCAACTCAGAATGCAACGGCTATGGCTCAAGACTATGCACAATCAGTATCAGCTAATGACGCCTTCTTTGCTTTTGCTGGCAGGGATGTAACGGATAGAAGTGTGCGCGCATTTATGGAGCGACAGGAAGAAATCTACAGTACAGACATTGCTAGGTTGGCATCTGATACTAATATGAGAGCGCAGAGTGTAGCGGCTATGGCTGGCGCAGAGCGTCAACGTGGACGCAATGCTTTGACTGCTGGTTATCTTGGCGCTGCTCAATCTATTGCTGGTGGAATTTATCAAGCTGGCACCGTTAGAACTGGCACTGATGTTAGCGGTGGCCCTACTACTAAGTCTGGTATGACACAACCAAAGTACACACAAAGCAGAACTCTAGGGCCAGTTAGAGGCTCAAAAGGCATAGGCACAGGAAGAAGATAGATGGCTGTAATTCGTCAGAGACAACAGGTTTTTAGCAAGCCAATCGGTGTCACTCGCATGGACACAGGCGAAGCAGACTTGTGGAAAACAGTTAAGGCTGGTGCCGATCAGTTGACTTCTATTGCCTTTAGAGAAGGGCAAACTATTGCCGAGGAAACTGGGCGTGAGGCTGCGTTAGATTTAGATATAAGTAAGATCAATGGCGTTAATCCAGAAACAGGAATGTCTGAGCCTTTATCTGCGCCTCAAGGGTTTGGTAGTATAGCGCGTAGAGCCTATGAAAAAGTTGTTGATGCTAGGTTTATGGACGATGCCCAAGATCGTTTAAAACTAAAGGCCAAAGAACTTGGGTCTAAGTACAGTAGAAATCCAGAAGAATTTTCAAAACAAATGAGTAGCTTCATTGCTGAAACTGCAGATAAAACTGCGGAAGGTAAGTATAGAAGTACAATCATTGAGTCAGGACAAAAGTTTCTTTCTGATATGCAGATCAATCTTATTGATCAGCAAAGGGCTAGAGCCAGAGCGCGTGAGACTGACTTTGCTAACTATAGAGCGTTTCAGTATGGTGAGCGCATTGGCGAGATTGCAGCTAGTGGTGATTTTGAAGGAGCTAGTAAAGAATACTTTGAAGGTCTTAGTAAGGCGCGTGGTATAGAAACTGCTGGCATGAACGGCAGAAAAGAAACTGAAATACACAGGCAAAATTATTCTACTTCGCTTGCTAATGGTGCTGTTGAGCATATTTTAACTGGTTTAAACAATGACGTTTCGCGTAGAAGTTTTTTACTTTATTTAGAAACCAAGGGCAAGCAAGGCAAATTAATTGGTTACGCTAAAGAACGTAAAGCAGATATTGATAAATACCTTATTGGTAAGCAATCATTTTTAGATGCTAATAATATGCGTGATGTTATAGCTTATGGCACAGGATTGGGTAACGCTGCTACACAGCTAGACAATGCAAAGATTGCAAGACTTCAAGCTGAAAGTGCTAAGTATTGGAAAAGCCAAACTATAGCACTAGACCTATCAACTTCTGATATGCTTGATTCTATGGGTTATCGGGTAAGCGGTGCTTTATTTCAATCAATTACTAATGCTGAATTAGACCCCATGCTTCCCGAAGCTCAAGGCTACAATGCAATACAGGGTGTAGCTAGACTTACTAATGAAAAACTTTCTCAAGAAGTTGCAAGGGCAGAACAGCGACGTGCAGAGGACCCTAATTATACAAACCCAGAAAAACTAGCAGACGTTAAAAACCTTAGACAAAGGGCGCTTGATCCATTTGTATTGCTTGGTATTTCTGAGGGCAATTCTGACAAGTTTTTTAATGCCCTTAAGACAGGTGAGCATTTAGGCATATCTGAAACTCAGATTGCTGTTGTTGAAGCAATTAGAACTAATCCTAATTTATTTAATCGTTTTGAAGACGTTGATTACATATCAACATTTATAAATAAAAACAAAAATACTGTTAGAGAAGAAATTGCACAGCGCAATCTTGCATGGCAAGCTGGTTCTTTAGGCGATAAAGCAATAGAAAGAACTGGAGATATTACTTGGGAAGAAGCTCTTAGCGAGCTTAAACAAGCTGGCGTTGATCTTGGCATTGTAAAGGGTGCGTATAGTTACCCTCCTTATCAAGATCAGTTAAATAAGTTTAATACTGCTTGGGCTAAGAGCCGTGTTAATTATGCTATGTCTCAAAATATAACACCTGCAGAGCTGAGTGCATTAGAATTATATGTCAGGGATGATGTTAGGCCAGCAGGATTAACTGACCTTGTTGAAGAGATATACGGTCAAATAGATCAAATTACTGGTAAGAGCTTAGACCGAGGCGCAATAACAAATCACATACGAAGCCTTAAGAATGATTTAGTTGATAATCTGAAGGACATAGAAAGAGAGGCTTTTGTCCAAAGAAATATAGTTAATGGCACTCAACCTAATGAACCTGCTCAATCTAAAAAAGTTTCTGATGGCCTTGATTCAATGATTGCAGGGGAAGCGTTTAATATAGATGGCTTGTCTAAAGGTGAGGCAACTCCTTTAATTAGACAGGCTTTATTAAATCCTGATTCTTTGGCTCCCCCTACTCCTTTGACGGAAGAGCAGTTAATACATGGGGCAATACATAGCTCAAAAGATTCTGAGGCTACATTAGCTGGCGCAATGGTTTATGAAACCGCTAAGTCTGGTGTAATTTCTAGTGCTTTAGTAAGTGTGCTTAAAGACGTTGCTTCTGGTGGTATCAGTCCAGCCACACAAGAGCGTGAAATAATTGTAGCTATGAATCATTTCTCAAACTTGGCTACAAGTATTAATAGCATGGGTGATAAGGTAAACATTCTTTCTAATTTTGAAAAAGAAATTGGAGAGGATGTTATGGCTAGATTAACTGCTGTTGATTTGGTCAGTAAGATTGTTGGTACAGATCAAATACCTAGTATTCTTGCAAGAATGTTAGACAATAAATCTAACAAGGATTTTCAACAAATTATGAAGGCCGAGTTTGGCGATGGTTACAGCTTTTTAACGGACAAATTAGGTACTGAAAATTATTCAATAGAAGCTAAAGAGGCTCTGACTGCAACTGCAAATTATTTATACCTTATCTCAGGTGATACAGAGCGCGTAGCAAAAGAACTTAAAGAGCTTTACGATCAAAAGTTTCACGAAACTAAAGGCTTAGTTGTTGATTCTGCTCAAACAAAACAAAACAGAAGTATGTTCGCAGTACATCAAGTTTTTCCTCAAGAGCGAGTACAGGCTGCATTTGTAAATGAAGTTCAAACTCAACTGTCAAAAGTAATACATCCTGACTTAAAAACAGGCTATACTCTTGGTTCTGGTTCTGGTGGAGGCATTAAACCTACTGGTGTTTTAGGCGAAGCTGTTGGATTAGTAGCGCCTTTTGCTTTGCAAAGATTTAATATAGCTTCTGGTGGTGTAGTTTTTGAAGCTGGAGAAGCATTCTTACATCCTCTTCCTAAGAGTAATGATCGTGCTGTTTACTATATGGCGATGGAAATGGATGAACTAGGTGGCATGAAGCCTATTAAGTTAAATGGCGAATTAATGATTTTTAGCAATCAAGAGCCTTACCTTCAAGAAGTGCGGCGAGAGATTAAGCAAGATCAAAGTGAGGCAAATAGATTAATACAAGAGCGTTTACAGGAAAAACTTGCTGAAGAAAAAGCACAATCAGCACAAGTAAGAGCTGATCTTCAAAACATTTTAAAGCGCATTGATTCAGGTGAAGGCCAATGATAACATCGTTGCAACTCTCAGGCGTAAGAGAAAACTACACGCCTGAAATGAACCAAGCTATTAGTTTCTTAGATACTGTTGGCGCTATGAATAGCGTTTCGTATTCTCCGTTTATAGATGCTTACCGCAATCATCAAAAATATGGCTATGAGATAGACAAGTCTTATGATCCATTAGAAGACATAAAAGGTTACGAGCAATATTTTAGTAGTTTAGTTTTTGCACAAAATGCAGAGCATATGGCTGATATGAAAGCCAATATAGATAAAGGCATTGGTGCGCGTAGAGTGTTAGCTAACTCAGGCTTTTGGGCGCAAGCTGGCGCTGGCTTGTTTGATCCTATTAACTTAATACCTTTGCCGTTTGGCGGTGCTGGAATTGGTGTAGTTAAATCTGCAGTAAGAACTGGTGCAGGGGTTGGTGTATTGCAAGCTGGTTTGGAAGTATCTAAATCAGCGTTTGATCCAGTACAAACTATGGAAGAAGGCGTTAGCAATACTGCTATGGCTGCTGTATCTGGCGGTTTGTTTGGCGGTGCGTTTAGTATTCCTATAAGCAGAAGAAGTGCAGCACATGAGCGTCATATTAAAGCGCATGATGAAGCGGTGGAGCGCCAACAAGATTTTGAAAATCTAGGTGCATTATCAGATGAAGAACTTGCTGCAGCTAGATCAGAGCCAATACGAAAACAGTTTGAGGGCGTTAATACAGGCAGCTTAAAAGCAGAAGCTACAAAATTGCGTAAATCTGTTGTAAGCACACAAGGCCCAATGCCTATGGGTGCAGCAGAGCAAGCAAGACTAAAGGCAGTTACTTCCGAGCTTGCTGTAAGAAACTTAGATACTGTAAGCAAAGACCCTTATGCTATAGCTGCTGGTGGCACTGGCCCTATCTATCTTTCTACGCCTATACGCAGGGTGTTAGCCGCGTCTGTACCTGATTCAGTCAAAGAGCGTATGAGCCGTATGGCTTCTGATTCTGGCTTGCTGCAAAACCTACACGTTATGGGCAAGACGCTAGGTGCTTCCGTGTATCAGCGCATGGCACCGCTCAAAGGCGAATGGGTTAAGGCTGATGCAAAGCTAACTGAGCTATGGGGTTTATCTATAGGCACAGACATTAAGAAACGTGCTGGCATGAACCTTACAGAAAAAACAGTTGCTCTTGAGTCTAAGTTTGGCAGTGGTCAACGGCAGACTTACAATGACTTTTTAGTTGAGATTAACAGGCAGCGTATATTTAAAGAAGAACCTAAAACTGAGGTAGAGGTTGCAGCGCGTAAGGTGCTGGATGATTTCTATGATGTATGGGGCCAGCGTTTACAAGATACAGGGCTTATAGGTAATAAGAATAAAATTGTTGCAGACATTGTTAAGGTTGATGGTAGGATTGCTGATCTTGAAGCTAGGTTAGCTAAGATAGAATCTAACCCTAAGTTTAAGTACAAGAAGATGACTGTTGCATCTATTCGCAGTCAAATGACTAGAGCCACCAAACGCAAAGAAGCATTGCAGGATTCTTTAGATGCTATTGCTGATGGCGATACACAAGTTAAACCTGCTAACGAAGACTTCTTTAGCCCTAGATACTTTGACCATGCTACAGTTAGAGCAAGGCGCGAAGAATTAGAGGCTATTATATCTAAGTGGTACATGGATAATCCGTTTATCTACGTTAGAGATAAAAGCGGTAAGGTAGTAAAGAAAAGGTTAGACAAAAATAAAGACGCAACTGACGCTAGGGCTAAGGCTACTGTAGACAGAATACTTAACGAAACTACAGAAGAAGCCGAGGATTTCTTTGGTTCTGGTAAATCAATGCACTTAAAGCACAGAGGCTTAGACATACCAAACAAGTTGGTTTGGGAGTTTATGGTGCAGAACCCTATAGATACTATGAAGTCATACGTACACAAAACAGGTGGACGTTATGAGTTTG